TTTACTGTCAGATTTGTTGCGATAAAACCGCCTGTTAATTCACTTTGAAGCTCCAGAGATATAACAAAACGTTCCCTTTCGATGGAAGGGGATGTCATAAACGTGTAAAAGTCGGACATGTTACCCGTATAATGATCCTTCCATTGTTTGTAAATCTCCGCAACTTGTACGGATGTATATGCAAGCAATACATTATTCTGTTTTTCCATATTGCAAAAGTCTTAGTAAAGAAGTAAAGAGAAAAGGACGGATTTTATCCACTGTATAGAACCGAAGCAAATATATCCGTATACTCTATTTCAGATTCGTAAGTATAATCATTTCTTGTTCCCGATCCGCCGGTATGCTCTCCGGGGTCAAAATACACGGTAACAATAACAGTTGTCTTGCATCTATAGGTCCGGGTTAATGTCGATCCCTCTTTATCCGGATAATTCTCAACAAGATAATTATCGTTATCCCGGGTAGTGTATCCATCGGTAGAAAACCAGGAATCTTTGATTTTTTCCGGAAACGTAGTTGAATAGTGCCAATCTTCCTTAGCCTGTGCCCAAACTCTATTCCTTTCGTTCTCCATCATGCTTTCAATATTTGTACCTCTAAACTCCCATATATATAAAGCACTTCCAAAATTCGGGATATAATGTTCTTCATCAAGATTATAAGGTTCAATTAACCGAAGTGTCCGCAACATAAGATTTACCGGAACAATCTTATTTGCCGGTAATGAATAAGAGAGACTATCGGGAAGCAATATCTGCCCGCATAGTGATACGGGGTTAAGGAGATCTATTTTCGCAATACTATGAATCGGAAGTAGTATATTTGCTTCTATCTGATTAAAAGAATGTCTTAAAACAGCGTCGTATCCTTTCCAAAAGTTCACAAATAATCCGTTCTCAAATTGGAAAAGAAGGGATATTTTATGTTCTGTTCCGTCATAAAAACGTACATTGTCACCAGATGGTCCAACAGAAAGAGAACTACCGAAAGGATAACCACAATTCGCCGTACCTACAAAAGAGAAGGCAAAAGAAAGCGGTGTTTCCTCGCTTTCTGAATCTTCATCAGAACTGGAGGTATTGTTGTTCTTCAAATAAGTATACCGATGTACATAAGAAGCAAGATATTGAGGTGTAAGAATATTGTTCGCGGCAAAATCCATCGGCACACATTCGTCATCACTGGATAATTCATTATCTTCTATATTGCCGGTTTTCCTGTCCCAATTAAAGAAGCTGGAAGACGAATAAGTAAGCCGGTTGTTTTCAGAATCCCACTTATACCATTTGCCGGTTGTTTTCTCAAAATTAAGATAGTTCACACGTTTTGAAGTGTCAACCCTGTTCAACTTTGCAATATTCTGATTTTCTTTCAAATAATCTTCCAGGCGTTCCACGGAAGGAGCTGCACCGGTAAATGAAGTTTTTGCCGATAACTTTATCTGTTTGGCAGTTTCATAGGTGGTAATAGGATAAGCGGTTATCTCTTTGGAAAAATCAATATCCGGAGATGATTTTATTATATCCCTGATAAGTCGGATCGTAGCCGTCATAGTATCGGATGATACATTATATACCATACCAAAACGAACATATAAAGCGTTCAGGAAGTCTTCTACGGTACAATCCGGCATTAAATCCGCATATTTCAATACCCCTTTTACGCAACAATCGGCTGCATTGTTTAATATTACAAGTCGGGAAAGATCCTTATCCGTTTTAAATGGGTTTTCCAAAATAGTATATCCGAACTCCGAGAAAATAAGTTCCAGCACACGCCATACATATAAAAAAGCGGTAATACCATAGCCTAAAGGCAAAGTTACTTCCGTTGGAGTGCCATTTACTAAAAATGTTTCCTGTCTTGCTTCATATCTCAACTTATAAATAGTACTTCCCTCTGCTGTCGGATAAATATAGTTAAGATACTTCGGATAAGAAACACCGTTCAGGGATTCGTTAGCCGTCATTATTTGGAATACCGCAAAATCCGTCTTATATCCGTTTAGAACCTGTAACAGATGGGTACACAAAGAAGTAACGCTGCTATATTCCTTTACAGGTAATTCCATGGAGTTTAATTTCTTGGCTTTCCATGCGTTGTAAGCTTCGGAATTATCAAAACCTATATTGAAAGTCGTACCTTCTTTTTTTCCGGCTGAAACGATATTTATTTTTCCGGTCCGTTTATAAACCCCATCCAGGACGGTACACGTCGCATCATCCGCAAGCGGTTTACGGCAAAGGTCGATCCGATGTGCAAACCCCGTTAATTTTGCATTATTTGGAGTATAAGGAACGGTTACGGGTACCGTCTGCGTTCCTCTGTCATTCATTACCGGGGACTTTTCATCTATTTGCATGGTAAAATCCCCTCCTAGATCCAAATATCCTTTATTCGTCTTGATCTTTAGCATAATGGTTATTTATTTTCCGCGTGTAAAGGTATCGCGGGCGTTATCTATGGTTTCTTTAGCCTTTTCCAAATCCTGGTATACGATATAAGCCTTTATAAGCTTGATAGCCTCACAAGAGGCGCGAAGCTCTTTAGTTGCTTCCAGAAACTCCCGGTAAGAAGAATCCCCTGCAGGAGAAGTGACGTAACCGCCTTCCGCATATTCACCTGGGTTTTGTGGTAATGGGTTGGCACTGGTACGCTGCCGCCGGATCGCTTCGATCGTGCTAACCGCGTCAATTACTTTAGGATTATTCATCTCCGGTTGTGGTACGACATATTCCCCTTTGTGAACAACTCCGGCCACTTCATAACGACCACCGGGACCGGTATAACCACCTTCCGAGTATCCCCCACCGGAAGATCCGGAAACAACACGTTCCGCCGTATTTTTTTTGCTACCGGTAGTATTTTTCAGGGACATATTTTTAATTCTATCCCGTTCGGCCTTAGCGGATGCAAGCTGGGCAATACCGGTAGCCCCCAACATTACTGCAGCTACGGTTCCGGCAATGGGGCCGAGGTCTGCATATGCTTTCATTATTGAAACGGCCGTATCTGCTATGATCTGGGAACATTTGATGGCAAAATTTACATCCGCATACTTCTTTTGAATCTCCAGTTTCTTATTTTCTTTCTCTTCTTCCAAAGCGGCAGTATCTTCCCCGTTGTTTTCAGCCTCTTGTATGAGAACATCGTATTTCGCTTCCACTTGGTCGATTTCGGCTTGCTGAATAGCTTCCACCATGGAAGAGGAAAGACCGGAATAATAGTCAAAGTATTTTTTAGCGTTATTCATCTGCAGTTGCAGCTTCTTACGCTGATATGTCTTTTCGTTTATTAATCCCTGATCGTGTAAGTTTCTTAATAATGCCAGTTCGTTTTGGTATTCTTGTGCCCATGATACGCCGATTTGTGCTTGTATCTGGTATAAATCATTCTGATACTGGAAATCTAACCGATTAATTTCCTGTTGCTTTTGTTTTTCCAGACTGACCGTAGAAATCCCGGCCTGTCTTGCTATCTCAATTATGGCGTTATAAGTCGTTTCTACATCCTGAACCTGTTTCCGGTGTGCCTCTTGCATACCGGTTATTCCTATCGGAACGGATGTTATTTCACGAACTTTTTGAGCAATAGCCGCTCTATCCCGTAATAATTGCATTTCAGAATTACGAACAGCATCCGCCGCTTCCGTAACCGCGTTCAGTCGTTTCTGTTCCCCGCTAAATTCCAAAGCGTTTATATCATTCTGATAGGTACGGTTTATTTCCAGGAGTTCCGCAGCGTGTTCCGCTTCAACTTCCAGCATATAGGCGTCAGCCGCTTCCTGTGTAATACTTTGATTTAATACCGCTTTTTCCATGGTGTCCTTCTGGATATTGTAATAAGCGGTTTCAATCTTTAACCGTTCATCCCGTTTCTCTTGTGCCAGCTTGATACGGGCGTCTTCCTGTTTGCCGGTTTCTGTAAAAATAGCGGTTTCCGCCTCGGTTTCGAGTTTATGGATTTCATCGAGTAATTTCTTTTTATTAGCCGGTGTTTTTGCCTCCAGTTTTTGAAGTGCGTTAATACGTTCCCGGTAATAACGAAGATTTTCCGCCGTCCCTTCGAGAATGTACTGGGCTTCCGTCTTATTTTCCTTCTCCCGGTTCTGTTTGATAAGAAGCATACGTTTTTGATGTTCAATCTCCAGAGGTTTTAATGTAGCGTCCGTTTCCGTATTTTTATACTCCCCAGCTTCCGCTTTCTTTTTGACCTTCCCCAGTTCATTTAAACGTTTTATTTCAGCGTCAATGCGTTCTATTTCCTTGTTTTTCTTGGCGATATTCGCTTCGCTGTCTTCCGCCCACTGTTCCTGAACCTTTTTCTTTTCAGCCTCCAATAGTTTAATTTTTGAAGTTTCTTTTACTACGTTGTCTACGTTAGTGGTACCTACGGATGAAATTTGCATTTCCGTAGTTAAAAGTTCCCGATTAATAACAGCAATAGCGTCTGTTATTTCCTTTAAATCCTTCTCGGTTTGTTCCGTTTTCTTTTTGGCATTTCGATACTCTGTTTCCATGCTCTTAACATTCTGGTCTAAGCCCTGATTAAGAGTTTTTGTCCCGGGTGTTGAAAGAGTGGAAGAACGCATGGAAGCCCCAATACGTGCACCGGCTAAGGAATTGGAAGCCTTTGCTTCTTCCTCTTTATTCTTTTCCAATTCCCTTTCTTTCGGAAATTTCTTTTTGTATAACTCGATCAGTTCTTCCCTGAATGCTTCCGCCTTTATCTGTCTTTCCAGGGAAGTTAAATATTCGTCTATGGCTTTTTTATTTTCTCGTATAACCTTTCCTTCCTTGCTTAACTCCGCATTATAATCGGGAATTAGCTCTTTCAATTCACGTATTTTCTTTTCCCGTAATGTATTGGAAATATTTTCATCATGTATGGCGTCAATCAAAGCTTTAACTTTCGCTTTCTGTTCATCATATCGTTTTGTAGTTCTTTCCATTGCCGATCCCAAGGCTTTAACCGATTCTGTCGCCTCCTTATTTTTTTTAACAAGTTGGTAAATAGCAACTCCCGCCGCCAATATAACCGCAACCAAAGCCGTATAAGGATTCTTCAAAAGTTCGATCCTCATTAACCGAAGTGCTGCCGTACATCTGGTAGTATTTTTGTGTAGTAACGCCTGGGCTGCCGCATAAGCCAAAGCAGCCGCACGGCTAATATATAACTGTACGGCGTGCGCCTTTTCAGCGACAACCGAAGCAAGCGTAGCCGTTTTAAAACGCGCCTGCCACATAGTAGCGATCTTCAACCCGCCGTAATAAGCAACCAGATAAGCTGTAACGGTATAAGTGACAACTCCCCATTTATTAAACATATCAATCATGTTACCAACGCTTTCTACCAGGAATGTAACAAAATCGATCAAATCACGTAAAATTCCCTTCGATTCGTAGAACCGTAAAACAACTCCTTCAATAGTGGAACTTAATACGTTTAATGATCCCTGCACGTTGTCACCCATTTCTTCGGCCATGGCGTTAAAAGCGTCTTCCGCACCCGTAACCGCACCGGAAAGAGCCAATACGGTATCAGTCCCGTTAAGGAAAGTATTAAAGGCTGCAACGGAACGTTTATCGGTCATTTCAAGAGCTTTGTTCAAGTCTATTCCTTCATCGTTTAACTTTTTAAGTCCCTTTACCAAATCCGCCAGGTTATTAACCGGACCGCCAAGCGCAAGAGCAAGCTTGCCGGTACCGTCAGCCAGATTAAGCAGGATATTACGCGTTGCCGTTGCTGCGGAAGAAGCGTCGAAACCGCTGTTTGCCAAAGCCCCCAAAAGAGCGGTAGTTTCTTCGATCGTGAATCCGAAGGAATTTGCAACCGGACCAACGGTAGACATAGCAGTATTTAAATATTCAAAACTTAAAGCGGATGCGTTACATCCCATAGTCATGGTAGAAACAGCCCGTTCCGTATCTTCTGCATCAAGATTGAAAATACGCAATGTTGCACCGGCAAGCGTAGCAGCCGAAGCAAGATCCGTGTCTACCGCCTTAGCGAATTTCAACACGGAAGGCGTCATCGCTTTAATATCTTCCTTAAAAAATCCCAGCTTGGCAAGCTCTATCTGAAGTTCCGTTACCTGTGCGGCTGTGTAAGAAGTAGTAGCACCCAGTCGGCGCGCTTCATCCGTTAAATCTTTGATACTCTTTTTCGTGGTTCCCAGGATAGCGGCCAAAGTACTATTTTTCTTCTCAAACTCCACAATAGTACTGATTGCATCTCTCAACCCGCCGACAATTTGCCCGGTAATCATCGCACCGATAGTTACAAACACACCGGCCAGAACTGTTTTTATCTTATTCAAGGAAAGAAGGGAAGAGCCGAACCCTTCGGCTTTTTTCGTTGCCTGCCCGTATGCTTTCTCTACCTCTTTCAGTTCTTTTTCCAGAGCGGCATATCTTTCCGGTTGCAAGGATTTCACCGTATCGCGAAGCTCTTTCCGTAAGGCGTTGGCTTTCCTGGCAAGCTGGTTCGCGCTCATGGTGGTTTTATCCAACCGTTTCTCGCACTCGGCAATTTTCTTATTATTTTCACCGATCGTTTTATTATTCTCTTTCAGCCGTTCATTTAGATTTTTCCATTGTTTACCACCGGCTTTTCCGGCGGCGATTAAATCGGTCATGGACTTTTTTATCTCCTTATTGCTATCCCGGAGTTCCTTGTTTTTTTCTGAAAGATTATGTATTTCTTTCTGTGCGTCGGATGCGTTCAGGGTTAACACCCATTCGATGTAGTCAGGTTTTAATTTTGCCATAAACTTAAATTTTATAAGGCAAAATTATCTTGGGATAAACTGGCGGAAAAGGACACAAAAAAGCCCGTAGAATCATTTCACGGGCATATTATAGAAAGATAAAATCTCTATTTCTTGATTGTAAAATCGGAAGGATCGAAATATTCCCTATCTCTGATTGTTGCCTGGTTCATCCTTCGGCAAACATACCAGGTTAACGGAACCGATATAAGAGGCGTAACGATAAAGGAAAGAACGGCAAAAGCAAACCACCCGGATAAAGTATCAGGTTTATGCTTACATCCTACGAAAAACAGAATCACGAGGAAAAAGCCGATCAGAAATAAAATATCTTCGTATGTCATAATATAAAAAATAGCCCCATCCTATTAAAGTCCGGGGCTTTTAGCCCGGTCAACGGCCATTTGTTGAATATTAAACAGTGACCGACATTAAGTCTTTAGCTAATTTATGCAATCCGTTGGCAATCTTTTCCGCTTGCTGCGCTCTTGGCTTACTACGACCGGCGGCGTAATGTGCCAATTGTTTTTGATTAATGCCCGTAATAACCTGCAAAGCAGAGAAAGAAAAAATTCCCTGATAATAAAGTAACAGGCTTTGAACATCAAACTTATAAACTAATTCATAATCATTATCAAAAATAGCCGGATACGTTTCTTCGTCTTTACGGGCGCAATCAACATAAAAACGAATACTGTCTTTTACCTCTTTTTGGAAATCTTCAAAACTCCCGGTACAAGCTACAACCCATCCGGGCAGGATTTCACATGCTCCGCTATAACAATTATCAACACGCGCCGTATCAATTACTACTTTCTCCATATATCTATAAATTAAGAGTTTCAAAATAAAGCGGTCTATAATAAGACCGCTATGCCAAATTAAAACGATCCATTTCTAGAGCAGAGCTCTGGGGTTAAAACTTTAACCCCGATTGCTCTTCAATGCTCTTTAACAAGAATCCCCAGATAACATCCGATTTATGACCGTTAACGGTTACTTTTCCTTTTTTTGTCGGGTGTTTAAACTGTCTGTGGCTTCCTTCCTGATTCACTTTACACCATCCATCATCTTCAAGTGCTTTGAGAATCGCAGAAACTTTAACTGTTTTCATAGATCGCTATTTTAATTCAGCAGTACAAAGATAGTAATTTTACTATTATTACCAAAGAAAAAGAAGAAAATAATAACTATTTTACTATTATTTTACAGAATCAGCAAACATTTCTTTCACCCTTTCCTTTACATAGTCCTGATATTCATATTTAATCCTCCCGAGTGTATCGTGATATAAAATCCCGTATATCTGACGATTGTAAATTTGGTAATTACCGTGTTTCCTCATATCCAGGAAACGGGTGTATAATGGAAGATTGGAACGTGCGATTACGCCTTCGCCGTCCGGAATGACTGAATATCTGGGATTCTGCAAAGCTTCCATCAATGCGCCGGAACGACCTTGTACAAGTGTTCCGTATCCTTGTACTTTCTTCCGGCTACGTCCTTTCTGATAAATCCGTTTGGTAGCGATTTCCAGTTGGGCGTTAAAAATATCCTGTATCCCACGTCCGATCCGATCAGAAAAGAAATCCGTTTTAAAGTCTTCGGCCATAATGAACTATTATTATTTGAAACCAGTAACTTTCATCCGGGGACATCTCTCTTCCTCTTCTTTCGCATCGGGCTTTTTCTCTATATCCTGTTGCGATTTATACTTATATCCCCAATAGGTGCACAATGTACCATTTACTCCAATGGTAACAATAGTAACTATTACAGTTATAAAAAACCAAGCTGTAAAATTCATGTCTAATTTGTTTTAAATGAAAAAGCCAGGCTCCACCCTGCAAATGTCCGGTAAAAGCCGGATTCCGGAAGAGTGGAAAGACTGGTTAAATCCAGTTCCTTAGTTACAGGGCAACCGGTAGCAGAATCTTCTATCAATATTTGTTTGATACGTTCCATGACCGGCTGCACCTCTTCGATAGTCTCATAAGCTCCCTTCCGTTGTGGATCGTATTTCCCCATAAGGAAAACAACGCATAAATTATTCTCTCTTACATTATCAGCCGAAAGGCTGGCACCCGTTCCCGACGGGATCAGAATAAAGAGCACCGGACATTCCTCTTTAGATAGTCCCTGTATCGTCTTACTCATTTCCTCGTCAATGGTAACGGGTAACACCTTCTTTATTTCAGGAATACGCTTTTGTACACCTTCCCAATATTCACGATAAACCTTTATACTTATCATACTGTCAACCCCTGATAACGTTTTGCCTCCCATTCGCGGCGGGTAACAAGTCCCGGAAGTATCTTACCGCCTCCGTATATCCATTTTTTAAACTCTGCGGGTATGGACGGATCATACGCATTTGCTTTTATCTTCTTATAAAGGGTTGATTTTTTGAAATTTCCAATACCCACATTAAAGCAAAAACTTACTACTGCATCGAACTGATACTGTCCCAAATCAAGAGGAAGTGCGGTTACCTGGCTTTCTACGGCCATTATATCCATTTCAAAAAAAGTGTCGGCCTGGGCTTGTGTTATAACATCGCTCGGTTTTACGCCGACCGTATGACCGTAACCGATCGTACATACCCCTGCGGCACATACATACGCTTTCAAGCGTAGTCCTTCAAATCTTTTAATCTTGTTTTTTGTACCTGTTGTCGTTCTCATTTCTTGTTACGTTTTTGGTGTAAATACTCAAACTTACATTTATACAGATAAAGCAATACGTCCCAGAAGGGTGTATCGTCCACCTCCTTTTTATTACCGAATACACCGGAAGCCGCGACTTCAAAAGCTATTCCGGTCCAGCCGGTTTTATCGTCCGCCTTCCGTTCGTCGAGTCCCAACTTCTGAAACAGTATCCGGAAGTCGATAGCCTCCCCGCCGATATATACAGGTTGGGAAAGAATCATATCCCAAACGGAGGAAAAGAAGTTCATCGCATGAATGGCGAGTAAGGAAGGAACGTCCGGTATCTTCTCCGGTTCTTTGTACCGGTAAAGTTTTAAAGTAAGTTCCCGGAATATTTCATCTATTCCCGAATCGTCATTTTCCGCCGCCTGTTTACATTGCTGCAATAATTCCAGACAATCACAGAAATTACCAAAAGTAAGACCGTTCAACATATCACCCACACCGTGCCATCCTCCAAAGTCTTGCATTAGGTTACACCCGGTTTTCAAAATGGGGGTAACAATCCGTTCGCCATTTTTTCCGGTTGTATAAGAGAAAAAACCGTCCAGTTTATCCAGTTGCTCATCCAATTCCCGGATGATCTCACGCCGGTATATTGTATAATCCGCTTTCATTCCCAGAAGAAAAGAAAGCCATTTTACGCGGAACTGTCCGGGTGTGATGGTACCGCGGTTCATCAGTACCGACAATATAAGAAACTGCCTGTACTGCTCGCTATTGATCTCATCCAAACAGGAAGGGATTTCTACCGTCTTATTATTATATGTAAACTTCTCCATGTCCGGACATTAAAAAGTTATTCCTTTGGATTGTACGGTAATTCCCGGTATATAATAATCCGCCGGTTCCACTTCCGCATCCAGTTCCCGGATAATATCCTGCAAGATATCCAGATAAGCCGCCGCGTCCTGTTCCAGACTTTTAGCGACTGACTGCCGGGCCTCTTTTTCTGCCCGCAGTTTATCCCGTACTGTTGTGCTCTGTTGTACCTGTACGATTCCATTAGGCAGAATTTCCACCGGTAAGCGTTCCACCGCTTTTTTTATCGAAAGCAGTGCGAGTGGCCGACGTACATACTCTATCAGCTTTTCCGTTAAACCGGTATCACCCTCAATCAGTTTGTTATAGCGGTCACGGTTGATAATCGGTATTATCTGGCCGTCCTGTACTTCCCGGATTATAGGAATAAGCACCAGGAAAAGCCGGTGGCTTCCGATATTGTAATATTCATCGAACGTTTCCTTATTCTGAATAAGAAGGCGGTTTATAGCCTTCTTCTTAATGCCCTTTATCCAAAAATCGAACTTTTCGCGATCCATCAACTCCACCAACGCGTCTACAGCTTCATAAGCCAGATTCCGGATATTTTCTTCATCTTTGAACTCCTGTAAGGCGGTCATGCCCGTTTCATTCTCTCCCAGGTGTTTGCCACGCCCGGCCGTCCCGTGTTGTGCGTCCAGGGTAGGGATAATTTTTAACCAGGTAAACATGGCCACCGCCTGCTGCATCAGGCGCAAGGTTTCCGTCTTACTATCCATCCCCGCACCTTGCTCTTGTTCTTCCCGATAATACTTATCTATCGCGTCGATAGGTTCGACGCCAATAATAGCCTGCAAATCCCGAATTCCTAGCGGTAAGATAGGCTCCCATTTAGAAAAATCAAGATCATCGTCGATCAATCCCAGAACACGGACAATTTCACCGGCTCCATCATTGTTTTTATTAAATAACTTCGTCATTTGCTCGGTCTCTTTTTAGGGTATATGGTTTCCAATTATCAAAATCCTTTGTAAAACTGTTTATTTCATCGTAAAACTCCTTATAAAAGCGGGCCAGTCCGGTATCTATCGTTATACAGGTCTGCTCCGTTCGCGGATTGGTGTTTATATTGGCCGAGCTTTCTATTGCAAAATCAAAAGCGTTACCAAAACCGGCCATTACTTTAGCATGGTTACGGAAGATACAGACACGTGATCCGAAACGTTCCGCCACATTCTTTAGGTATAAATAAACATCCGCGTAGGAACCTTGAAATATTTCACCTACATAAAAATCCGCGTGCCCTATGTCTTTTCTCTCCAGCCATTTCTCCACCTCCTTAACATCGGTAATTGCCATACACCAGGTAGAAATTAAAACATATTCCACCGGTTGTTGCTTTACGATCACACGAAGATAAGTCAAGCTATCAACATCCCCGTGACTGATACAATGATATGCCGCCCCTTTCTCAAAATGCCATGGCAAACACTCTTCCAGATGCAATTCCGATTTTATCCGCCGGTCAAAATGAACGTTTTTCGTCCGGCGGGCCTTTATATGTTTGTCCGGGATGTTATCGGCCCGGTTCTCTTCCGGTTGTCGGTCGCTTACCGGTTCCTCCGGCACATCTTCCGTTCTCGGTATAAAAAACAGACTACGCATTTTCCTTCATGCGGTTAGAGGGTGAAACATTCTGTTCGGCTTCCACTATGGTACGGTAAAGCCCCACTTTTGTAGTAGTTCCTGGAAAATTCGCATTGATATACTGCTGTAACGGTTTACATAGAATCATATCCGGTATAGCGGTTTCGGAAGCGTTATAAACTTTCAAGCTATATAATTTTTCTGATCCGGAAGAAAGTTTGTTTTCTATAATCAGGTTTGAAAGCACCGGATCAAGACCGAAGCCGGAAGTGGCAGCTGCGTCCGCCTTGTTTGATATCTTAATTTGGGCGTCCACGTAATCCTTGATCTTTTTATCTAACGGTGTTACCGTCCATCCCTCAAAATTATTCGCTTCCGTATTCCAAAACTTAGTCGTGTGCATGTATTTCCCGACGTTCTCTCTCCCTGTAATATTAGAAGCGAATTTCTCCATAGCCGCGTCCTTAAACTCCTCCAACATCTTATTTGAATACGTTTCACCGGTTTGAGCACAAACGCCCCTTATTCGTTCCTCCGCTCTATCCCAATAGGCCTGCGGGGATTCTATGTGTAAGGAGATAGCCGAAGCGTTTTCGTTATAAGAGATGAGAATATCAGCCAATCCGCCTGCCAGCTCCAACCAGTCCAAGGCTCCCAGAAAACGCGGTGTACTCATAAAATCCTTGCAAAAGGAATAAATATTATAGTATTTTACCGAAACCGGATATTTAAACGGATTTGCCGGATCGAATATAGGATATCGGTAAGTGTAGGCCGGATCAGGATAAGGGAAATCACCTACAAGTATTTCCTGCGGCTCGTCCTCTCCATCAGGCGGATATACCAGACGCGCCTTCTGGTAAGGTATATGTTCCAGCCTGACGAAACGTCCGGGATTGCCGATACGCGGTGCCCTGTTCCGGACAAACTTTATGAAAAATCCCTGCATGTGTGTAAGGTCAACAAGCGAACGGTGAAGAACCGTTGTATAGTCCCATGATTCCAGATCGGCCGTTATTTTCGGATCGAGTTTCCAACGTCGGTAAAAACGGTTATTCTCTTCGTCTATCGCATCCTCATACAATCGCGGCCCTTCTCCCCATTGTAAACCGGCAATCTTACCCATAATACCTTCACCGGCGTAAAATTTATCCAATAGGCGCATGACTTCCCCCGGCATATCGTTGTTATCACCCATTGGAACGATGAAAGTTCCGTTAACGCTTATTTTCCGCGAAAAGAAGCTGCCGCGCCGGTTTAATTGGATACTGGAAGGCTCCCAGCCCTTACCGCGTCCACCGATAGAAAAGGAAATCAGTCCTCTGCCGGTTCCGGTATCTATAACTCCAAAGTTTCCACTTCGTCTTATTTCCATAATGTTAAATAGTTATTCTTTTCCCGTTAAACTCCATTACAAGACATTCCCAGCAATTAAGCGGGCGTCCGGTCGTGGTATCTGTCAGGAATAGTTTATAGCTTGAATTTTCTATATTCTCGTCCGTGGCTTTCCTTCTCAAACGTGCGGCCGTAAGTATTACCATATCGCCGCCGTTCCGTGTCTGTCTGTTCCATTTCCGGAATTTGACGGAAAACGTTCCGCCGGTAACGGAAATATGTTTCATTTGCTCAATAGCCACGTATAAGTTTATTTTTTCCATAACCGACGAATAAAGTTTTTAATCTTACCCCAATTATCATGTATCAGACAAAAGGATAGAAAGAAAAACATGAACTTTAAAAACGTCCATAAGCTACACCCGTTTGCCGTCTTTTTTTCTTCCTGGCTTTGCTGCTTAATGTCGGATTTACGGGTAACGGTTGTTTCCTGTTGACTGGCAGTTTTTTTATGATCCTGATAGGATTTGCTTTGATTTTTTCCAGTTCTTTTTTCAGTTTTTCGGTTGCTGAAATCAATTTCTTTAATTCTTCCGAGGCTGTCGTAGTTGATACGGATATGCGTACTATCTTCCCGGTGAACGTGCAGTACATGTTCCTCACTGACCGAATCTCTCCGCGCAAGTTCGATAACTCCATCAGCAGTTGTTTGTTTTTCTTCTCCAGTTGCTTCTGTAACCGTTTCTCGCGTAACAGAGCGATGAGAACGACAACCGTAAAAACAAGCTGCAAAACAAATAAGAATAAGTAAGTGTATGATTCCATTTTTCATAATGATTATTAGTTATTATTAGTGTCAAAAGTGATAGATTCCCGATTCGGACAATTTTTCACGCCGCAAAGGAACGGTTTCATAGTATCCATTACCCGGGTATTACGTTTGATTGCTTTCTCCATTTCATTACATTTCTGCAGGACTTCCTTGTACTTGTTATCCACTTCGTCGAAACGTTTCTTTAGTTCCTGCCTGTCATTCTTCAAATCTTCTATAAGCTCCTGGTAAACTTCCTGTACCGACTTCATGGCGTCCGCTTCCGCCTGTTTGCGGGTATATCGGAGTGTGAATAACCAGGTCAAACTACCCGTACAAAGAGCGGTAATAACCGCCGTAATAATCGTATCTGTCATATTCCTGCTTTTTTATTTCTGTACAAAAGTCGAAATAATGCCAGAAGCCGAAAAGGACATAAAAAGAGAGTGCCGGGAACCACCCCGGCACAAACAAACCCTAACCCGGGACTTAAAACCCGGCGACTGTCCTTTCAGTCGTTATATAAAATTAATAATTAAGGATTAGACAATTTTTCAATATCTTTTTTCATCATCCGTAAAGTTCTGATTCGTCCCACTATTTTTTCCGGAGAAAGGGGATCACCTCCTTCATCCGTCAAATCGTCGATTGTCTCCTCTATTACCCGTATATAGCAAGCGGATACAGGTTCAGTTTTAATTTGCCACTGTTTCAAAATTTCGGCACTTTCATCCGTGATATGTGCGCCGTTTACTTCTATATCTTTCATAATTGTAGTTCTTTTTAAACGTTTTTAATCGGTGTAGTCTCTAAGGTAGTGAAATCAATTATTCCGGCCCGTTGGTATATTCCAAGGGCGACTTTTCTAAACCGTTCGTAATTACGTCTGTCAATGGGTGATAACTGCCACCTCTTCATGTCTTTAATCAAATCCGGTATATTATTAGCACTATTATACAAACAGTTGTTTTTACCGTACTCGTGATGAAGTGATACAGATTGAAAACCACCAGAGAAAACAACCAACCGTAAACGCTCAAGTTCGAGGAAAGCAAACTCATTGTTAACCTTCTCCACCTTATAGGCTCTTAATTCAATGGAAGGCGCGCCGTATTCACGTCTAACGAAAAATAGGATATCAGGATTATTTGTATTCATTTGGCACCTCCTTTTAAGTCTTCTAATTTAATATGTGAAATACTTATTATATTTTCCAGTACCCCGTCGCATATACTTTTAACCCTTAATCCGCGGGAACCGTCTTTTTTAGGTAAATTCAGGTGATAATAGGGGCGATTCCTCCAGAATGTAATCCGGAAAATCCAGCCACGAACTTTAAAAGTAGCATTGCTTATTTTATAATCAACCTGTACCAGATCACCCGGTTTAAATTTACTTTCCTGTAGAAACATATTCTGTATTTCTTCCTGCTCTTTCTTTATTTCCTCAATTCTTTTATCATTGTTTTGTAATTGGGTAAGTAACACTTGCTGATATTCAGTATATATCATTCGGCACCTCCTTTCTTTTCTATCTGGGGACGCTCTGAAAACCTATATATTCTTTTAACCCGGTAAATGAAAAAATAGGCTACAGGCTTGTCACAGCCGTTATTATGTGTTTTAGTGTCCTGATCTATGTGAATAAACCCGCTACTGGAAGATATTTTCAGCGGCATTGTTTTAGGGTACTTCTCGTTCAGCTCCTTTACCTTTGCTTCCAGTTCAGTTTTAAAAGCATCGAAGGAAATTTCATCAGGGCAAAATGTATTATCAAATTGGTTTGCAAACTCCGTCATTTCCGCGCATTTTCGATTCTGTGGCTTATACTCGTTAAGCCTTATATAATAAGCTTTCATTTTCTACCTCCTTTCTTCTGTAATTTCTTTGCCCGATACACACAAACAGCCGCACCAATAACAGCCGGAGGGAAGATAAAAGTAAGGCAGAACCAGGCAATAGCGGATAAGTAATACGCATCAGAAGCCGAGTTTATGGAACAATCTTTTTCCAATTCCTGAAAATAACGATGTTGGATCGTGTTTACGTCCGTGCTACCAGTACGGAACGAAGGTACATAGCTTGTACCGGATTGAAATTCTTTTTTCATAACAGTGTGTTTTTGACTATTTTAAAATGAGAAAGGCGACTACCATTTCCCTGTTCTGTCAAAAACACACTGCTAACCGTCCGAAAAGCCGGGTAATAGTATAGGGAAAGGCAACCGCCTTATATTATATAAATATCAATCGAGCATAAAAAAAGCCCATTGTTTATTTGAGCCAATATCCATGACTCACGGAACTGTATTAACAGTATGTTTTTGACAGGGGCAAATGTCGGCATTAAATTCTGAACAAAAAAAAAAAAACGTTAATAAAAGTTTACTACAAAAAGAAAAATCTTTGCTATATGGATTGTTACTTCGTAACAAAAAACGCTCACCAAAATTGGCGAGCGTTAATCTATTTTTATGGTTCATATTTCTTTTGAACTTCACTCTCTTCTTCTCTTTCCTCTTTCATATTTCGCATAAATAAAGGGACTTTCTTTTCAACCTCTTCGTTATCATTCTCTTTCATGGCTGCTTTCTCCATATCTTCAAAATCTTTCTGTGTTATAATCCCCTCTCGTATTTCATCATCAGAAACTATATCTTTACTCAATAACCAATGATATACATTTTCTCCCCCCCCCACGGTAACAACATACGCCTGCTCAAACTTCCACCTAAATTTAGCCAAATAATTCATAGCGTCTACCATGGAATTAAATTCTATTTTTTTCCCGGATTCATCTACCATAAACGTTTTGTATTTTCCGAAATAAGATGTTTTTTGCCCGAAGTCTATTTGTATTTTGACTTTAGAACTTAAAACTTTCCCGGTACCTACAATTTCACAAAACGTTTTTCGAGTTTCTTGCGCTGTAGCTACTACCACTAAAATAGCCAGCACGGTAGTTAATAATAATTTCTTCATATCAGTAACTTAAAATTAGTGTATACGCTCGTTTGTACCACCCGTAAGTTCCTGACGGTATGTATGCAGTGTAATTTTGACGATTGCAAAAGTACTTAAATATATACATTTATAAAAAATATTACCCCAAAATCAATCAAAAATGGAAGGCAACCGCCCAAAAACACACGGTAATTCACCCAAAAACGGGCAAAAAACGAGTAAAAACACATAAAAAACACACTTTTTCGCGTGAAATTTTGGTCTAAATGCAGATAAACGACTGAAAAACAATCAAAAACCGGGGAAAATTTCAAAAACTAAAAAAATGACACCTTCCGAAGACCGAGCCGCTCAGAAAGCGGAAAGCAGTTGCCCTCCCCCTAAAAGGTGAAATATGACCTATTGGGAGGGGTACCCGTAACCTGGTAACACAAAAAAACGCCGGAAAACCGTTTTTCCAGCGTTACAAGGCAATTACCCTTTATGCCTGTTCTCTATCCATTGATCCACAAACGAGTCGGCCTGCAGCTTCCGCTTGCCTCGTACTAGAGCTATCCAGCCAGGACGCATCAACAAGTATTTGAAGGCATCGGAGAAATTGGTGGATAACATTGGTAGTTTTTTCGGTGCCAGCTTCTCGGATTTCTTCACTTTAAACACGACCTTAGAATTACCCCGGTACTTGATTTCCGCCTTTGCCTTCTCTACGGAACTTACCATTTCTTTACAGTTCACCGCATCCACTAAAAGAATAGGCAAATTCTCGTTCGTACCTCCCATTATCTCCTGCATAAAATCGTATTCCGCATCCTGCCGGATAACTGCCTGTTTACGGCTCTTTAGATTTACGATCCAGCCGGTACGGCTTCCGCTACCGTCCTTCTCGATAGCGTCTTTTATCTTACTCGCGTAGTCTTCTTTCTGTTTCTCGAAATTGTTGCCCGCACGGTCGTAATACAAATCCAGTTCCTTACATTCGTGATTCTGAAAAAAAGAAAGGAACTGATCGGCAATTTCCCGGAACCAGCCCGGCGGTATCTCGAAAAAGTTCTTATGTATCCGATAGTAAGCCCCGTCCGGCTGACCGATCACCAGAGAAAGCATATTACCGAAGTCCATACCGCCTTCAATCGCTTTATCATGGTGCAAGTAGCGAAGTTCCCGTGAACTGTAAGCAGCTTCCCCGGATGCGGTACCGTTATAATACTTATGTCCTTCACCAAACAAAACATAAAAGCGTAAATCTCTGCGAAGTCCCGGGCGCATACCTATTACCGACTTTTTAAATTCGTGTAATTCCAGCGTTCCATTATACAGACGCTTTAGATAATCAACTGTAAGTATCTCCACATTGGCGAATGAAGAAGCATTAAGAAAGAACGTATGCCCTTTTCTTAACTTTAATAAAGCCCGGTCGTAATATTCAATATCCCGTTTTAAACGTTTCAATTTCAAAGGGGAAGGCTTATTTTTTCTTTCTTCTTTCAATAAAGAAATTACCAGATCATTACGCATACTTGCCGCCTGTACTATTTTAATGATCCGTTCCGGGTCCATTTGCTTAACGTACCGGAAGAACCAGTCGAACTCGTTTTCGTCAATATCCGGCATATCGGTAGTAATGGTTATCCCCAGAAATAAATGAGAATGTCCGTAAGTGATCGCATCACCGCGAAGAATCGGCATAGCGCGGTTTACTTTCATTTCCTTATCGTACTTCGCTTCATCATAAAAGAGATGTATTACAGACTTTCCGGCCAATAATGAAGGATTATCCAATGACCCCATGAAAATAACACATCCATTCCAGAAACTATAAACATGCTTGTAATCATCCACAATAACCGAACATTTACGCCGCCAGGATTCAGGCGGACGGGTATCTTTCACATAGTGTACCCCTTCGATCATACCCATAAGCTGCCATCCTTTCTGTACGGCGGGCATTATGTTATCTTCCAGGTTGCTGTAAGTATTGGCTACAAAAGCGAACGCCCCACCGGGCATTTCTTCAACACACCGGGCGGAACGTCTTGCTTGTATAACGGTAGATTTGGCAGTACCGCGGCCGTCAATAGATACAAGGATAGTGGTATCTATCCAGTCCGTCAAGACCTGGATAATGTGACCGTATTTTATTTCCACATCATCGGCGTTACTCACCTTCATTATCTTCCCCGAACTCTTTGATATCATATAACATACGTTTTTTCAGGTCAAAAGCTTTAATACGCGCATCTTCCTTGATATTTTCGCGTACAATAACAGGAATTTCCGGTATCGCGTCGATAAATTCCTCCAATTCCTTACGGTCTATTTCAGGAACACCCAGATCCTTACGGCTGGTAGTATATATAACCGTACTTTTCTGTGAAAGCAGTTCCTCCGGTATTTCGGTTTGTTGTTCCTTATAACATCCGCGAAGTTCCGCCGCCAGTTTCAGCAAGTTCTTGGCCTCTTTTACATTACCCATAAGAAAAACGGTATTCGCCCAATTTTCGGCCTTTTCCGCATACAGGTTAGCAAAAGCCTGCGGGCGTACATTATCCTGTGTATAAAAGAAATTGAGGCTGTCAGCGTACACTTGGCGGGCCATCCAGTCCGAAAGGCCGTAAGGTTCCGACTTCAAAAGGCGGATGATACCGGCCTTTGTCACCAACTTGCCATTTATACGCATACGGGCACGAAGGCCCCGTACCATTTCCATAAGACTATAATATTCCCTTTCATCGGGCGCGAGTGCTTCCAGCGTACCGGTAGAAAGAATCCTTTGAATCTGGTTGATATCCACCTTGTCAAAGTCTATTCGTGAGGGCTTAATTAAATTCGTCGTCATCCATTTGTTCGATTAAACGTTCGAAAGTATGTCTTTTCCGTACGGCCTCCAGCTGTTTTATAGCTTCCACGTTTCCACCTTCCGCCGCTTCATGAAGTTTTATTTCAGGTGCGGCACGTGCTACGAGAATCCCTTCCCGGATCAGAAAGTTAACGGAAGTTCCCACCGTTTCCGCATCCCGGACAAAAAGCCCGGAACCTTCCAAAGAAAGCCCCAGGGAAACGGCTATATCTTTCGGGGAATACCCTAAAGAAGACAAACGCCGTACATCCTCTTTTTGCTGAGCATCCAGGTAAATACTATCTACTACCATTAAATCGTTCATACGCATCTTTTATCCGTTTCTGTGCCGTGAAATAATAAATTTCGTCCTGTTCCATTAAAACAAAATTCCGGCCGCTTTCAATGGCTGCTACGGCCGTAGTACCGGAACCGCCGAAAGTGTCCAGGACCAGATCCCCCGGCTTTGTACTGTCTTCAATCAGTTTACGGATCAACGCCACCGGTTTCTGTGTTGGATGGACTTTCTCACCTTCTATCTTTTTAGCTCCGGAAGAGAATGATTTAATATTGTCTATTATATTGGTGGCTCCAATGGAAACATTTTTGCCACAATGAAACAAAATAAGTTCATGCGTAAAAGCATAATGATTTCCCGGTCCCGATTGCTTGTTCCAAACGAGCATATTTGACGCTCCCAGATACAAATCAAACAACGGATAATAAAAAGCATACCCGCGCCAGTCCGTAAAAAAATAAACACAAGCCTCGGGCTTCTTCACCCGCTTAAACCCCAGAAACAAATCCCGGTAAAAAGGTTTACAGATGGATAAATCCTTAAAACAGCCTTTTTGCCCGTTGTGTGTCATTCCCAGAAAATAAGGCGGATCGGTAATTATACAATCGACCGAGTTGTCTGGAATACATTTCAACGTCTCCAGGCAATCCTCGTTATAAATTTTGTTTTTAATCATTGGAAAGTTGCTTAAACCGGCTTTCTTCTTTTTCTATCCGGATGGTTAATATTTTGATCTGGTGCCCCAATTCCGAACGGTCGCACGGGTGAGAAAAACGGCCCTGATTCTTTGTGAGCCGTTTCCGCTTCTCTGTTAAAGTGGCAATAAGTTCGACTACTTTTTTTTTCGTACCTCGATTTCTTCCTCTATTGCCTTTAATGTAGTCTCCCACTTTTGGACCAGTGCAAATGCATTTGCCTTTTTCTTTTCATCATCCCCGGCCTGTTCCAGCTTTGTTTTGTTCTTGGAAAGATTGGCGCGCGCGTTATTCAACGCTTTTTGTATGTCAATATCCGAAAGGTTTTCAATTCCTTTACGAACCGACAAAGATTTTACCTTTTCGCATTTGCCCAGTATCTTCCCATTTTCCCGGTAATATTCCAGCTCGTCCCACATCTCGCGGTTGGCTATGAAATTTTCCACAACTGCCTGCGCCTCTTCCGCCGTAGTTAATGAGCTTATATCATCCGGAGCAGCTTCCAGGCGGGCAAACGCTTCTTTATACTTTCCATAAGCGGTGAACATATCGGAAACAAGTATTTTGAGGATATCAGGACAATCCGGAGAGTTCAGAAATGTAAACTTCTCGCGGAAACGTATCATTTTGGTAACGGTTTCCGGTGCTGCCTTGTATCGTTGTTCCGCTTCTTCCAGCTGTTCTTCCAATTCATCCACACGGTCGGCATTTTCATCCATGGAAAGTACCTTATCCCGGAAGTCTGACGAAACAAGTTCTTCCACACTGACGCCGAAGGATTCGGCCAGCTCCAGCAATAAATCATCACTGTATTTTATTTCCGGTTGGGTTGTTTCTACTTTTTTATTTTCCACTTTTTCAACGACCGGTTGTTTGGAATTACGGCGGATCGTCTTAAATTCCCGCTCGGAAAGCCCGGCCAGCTTCCGTAATTCCTCTAAAAGAATGGCCTTCATCGTTTCCGTCTCACCCTGACGGCGAAAAGATTTCTTCAACATACGATTAACGCCGTATTTTTCGTAAAGTTCCACGCCTTCGATAAAATTACGAGGACCGGCCAAATAGGTAATAATTTCCTGTTTCATAATACATTTAATTTTAGTTGTACAAAGAAAAGAAGGCAATTACCTTTAAAAAAGGACAAAGGGGCAATAAACCTGAAGGCTCCCCTTTGTTATTACAATTATTCAAATTGATATTATACACCTGATAACATTTCAATATCCTTTTTCATCATCCGTAAGGTTCTTATCCGTCCTACTATCTTTTCCGGAGAAAGGGGATCACCTCCTTCATCCGTCAAATCGTCGATTGTCTCCTCTATTACCCGTATATAGCAAGCGGATACAGGTTCAGTTTTAATTTGCCACTGTCTTAAGATCTCGGCACTTTCATCCGTGATATGTGCGCCGTTTACTTCTATATCCTTCATTCTTTATATCATTTATGCAGGGCTTTCGCCCTGCTGGTTGATGTTATATTATTTAATACCACAAAGTTTTGAAACATTCAATAACTCTTTATCACTCATAAATATGAGGTCGAAGAAAATACTTTCATCAAAAGGCTTATTTTGTAATAAAGCGGCTGATTTCATTTCACCCATGATCTGAGCTATTAAATTACCTTTTACGTTATCATTCATTTTTGTTTTCATAATCTTTATATTTTTTATTGTTATTACTTTATTTCCTTTTTGATATCACAAAGGTAATATATAAAACATTACCAAACAAGCAAAAAGTAATATTTAAAACTTACCTTAACACTATTTAGTAATACATATATCATTACTACAGTAACTATTCGTAATTTTGCAACATTAAATTTTAATGATATGGATAATTTTGAAGCATTACTAAAAGAAAAGGGATTAACTAAAACCGCCTTTTCAGACTTATTGGGTATTAAAAAACAAAATCTTAATGGATTAATGAAAAATCCGACTTTAGAAACTATTAAGAGATTCGCCACTACTTTAGATGTCCCCATGTGGCAACTATTCGCATCCAGCCAGGAAGTACAGGAAACAAAGAATACGATCACCTGTCCCCATTGTGGTAAACCGATCGAATTAAAAGTCAAATAAAAAAAATCCCGGAGCTGTTAAGGTTCCGGGATTCTTTTTATTTATTAAAGCCGTTTACTTATGCCTCATATCGACTTTGTTCAATCCATTTCAGATCCTCTGATCCGTCGTCGAATGCCCGCAATGTCAGTTGTGAGCCTTCGGAAGCGGTGAACGTCTTACCACCTTTCAGAAGGAAATTACCCCCTTTCTCCACTGTTGGCGCAACACCGGAACATCCCATAAGAGTAATTACCGATCCATGACTTCCCCCGGTAATGCCTGCAATCTTAGCGGCACCGCCGGAAAGCTGGTATTGTCCGTCCGTCTGGTACTCTATATCTGTGGCAGAAGCTTCCACGATGGCAACCGGTTCTTCCAAAGTGTCGGTACCTTTATAGATGGCGATATCATCCCCCTTGCTGATCTGGGCGAAAGTAAGTTCGTTAGTATTCGATTCATTGGAACCGGTATAAGATACGGATAACTTACACGGGTTACAAGGCGTTCCGATCAGATCGGCAGGCTTTCCGCTACAATAACGGAGCACAACGATACATTTCTTGGACAGCCAGTTTGTCTTAAACTCACGGATTTCCTGTTCGTTACCGGGATGATTGAACTTAATGGAAGGCGTATAACCTTCCGCATCGGTTTCCCCGTCACTGTTGGAACTGATTTCAGCGGTACCGGGTGTCAGGTAAATACCGATCGCATAACGTCCCGCCTTCATTACGATGTCATTCTCAATAACCACGCCAGCCTCATTTCTCTGCGGAAAGGAAAGAATATCGTCAACGTCGTAAATTACGAGCTGATCCTTGGGCTGAATACCGTTACCGGGATTGCCGACTGGTCTTCTTACACTTGCTTTTACGTATGTCATAACTTAATGATTTATAAGGTTATAAAATGGAAGGGATAAAGTATCCCTTCCGATTAATTTAGCCTCTTGCCACTTCGTAGAATTTACCGTCAGAAGCTTTTGCCAATTTGATAAACTTGCCTTCGGAAAGCGTCATAGCTTCGGTAAGGACAAAGTTTCCAGCGTTAGCAATGGTAGAAGCATTTTCAGAACCGTTTCCGTAAATCGTATAAACGATTCCGGCTTCCGCATCAGTAAAGTTGGTGATTGCCGTTGCCTTTGTATTTACACCGGTAACAAATACTTCGCCGTCAAGCAAGGAAGGTGCCGTTTCATCCGGCGCAAACTGCAACGCATCGGAAGAGGCATTTTCGCGGCTGATCTCGATAAATTTACCGTCGGCACGTTTCATCAGTTTGATAACATCTCCCTTGCCAGGTTCCCAATCGTCGTCAATAAGACTGAAATTTCCGCTTTTCTCGATCTTAACACCCTTATCCACGCTTCCGCATTTCAGGGAAATAACCGCACCTACCGGCGCATCTTCAATATCGGTAATAGCAAATTCGGCCGTATTAGCTACGGTAACAATGGACGTGTGAAGTTTGGCCGACGGGTTCTTGTCCTTGTCAGCATCCACAAAGTAAGACGCCGGGCGGTCGTACTCATTACAGAAGATCATCTGGCGCGTATAGTCCATATCTTCCTTCTTCGTATATTTGAAGCCTACGGCAATAGCCCAGATAGATTCACGCCAGTTACTCCAGACTTTCAAACTCCAGTCCTCCTGTTCCAGATTGAACGCTGTCATTTCACCCGGTTTGTCCTCAAACGTCTTAATGTTACCTTCAAACGTCCAGAAGATACGGTGGTGGTTATCCGCATTAGGCACGGGAATAATCTTTACCCCCGGGTATTCCTTGACGTACATAATGTTAGCCTTGTAATCCTGATTCTGTCCGTAATGCAATTCATTGTATTTATGATACAATACAATAAAGTGAGAAGGCATATAAAGTGCCAGGTTCCCGCTATCACGAAGAACGGCCGGAATCATGGAAGTACCCTTGTACACTTTTTCACCGATGTTTGCTTCGGTAATTTCTCCCAACTCGAACGGCTTGATCTGGTAAACGAGCTTTCCGTTATTGATATCGGTATGTCCGTTCACTTTTTTATTCAAGAACTCATACAGTCCGTCAGCCGCGGCAAGTGCTTTGCCCGGTTCGTTCAAATTCGGATCTTTACGGATTCCGTTAATACGGCGTTGTTCACGCTCGTTATGCAACTTCTTCGCTGTTTCGGCCAGGATGTACTCGATGAAAGACCATTTTATAGGGTTTGAACCTTCCTTGTTCAAAGTGCCGATCCAGGTTTTCTCCAGAGCCTTTAAATTTTTAAAACGGTGCGCAAACATCACGTTGAACATACGCAGGGTTTCGTCGTCGAACTCATAAGAACCCTTAGTCACCTTGTCAAAGTCGGATTCCTCATTACCGGCCTGTGAGAACTCACCCAGCCAGATATTAACCAACGTAGCCAGGTCCTGATAACCGGATTCAAGCGGGAAAATACTTTCAATGGAAGGAAGTTCCATTAAAAACGACTGCAAACGCTGTTGCCATGGGATACGGTAAAATGCTCCAAGATCTTCCTTCAAACGGCTGTAATCCATGGAACTTGCTTTCGGAAGAGCGATCATTTCAAAACCGGCAGCTTCCATTAATGCGGCTTTGGCGCGAAGGTTATACGGGCGGTCAAGTGAGAACATTTCACCCTGCAAGCCTCCCAGCTGTTTTTCGTCCTGCAAATTAAACTTTCCTTTACCGTCCATGTGTGCGCTGTGTTGTGTGCCTTTGCCCGGATCGTTTTCGGAAGCCTCCGAAAGTTGGGCGATAATACCGGAAAGCTTTTTGATTTCCGCATCTTTTTTGGCTATTGCAGCCGTGTTGTTTCTGTCTTCCTCACTCTGTTGTGCTTGCAGTGCCTCAAGCTGTTCTTGCGCCTGCGTCAGACGGGCGGCAGTGTCACCCAACAGGCCACGGAGGAAAGCGGTAGTTTTGGGTTCATCGTTTCCCTCTCCCTGTCCCCCGTCTTCGGTTTCGTCCTGGAAATCATTTTCAAGGGACGCCTTAAAATCCGTGAGGAATTTTTCGGTAAAACCGTAATTTTTCAGTTTTGCCACTTCCTCGACTGTGATAGAGTTTTTGTCCTCTACCCTGCTCCATTCCGACAAGCCCAATAAAGCCAGAATATGAGCGGAAAAGCTCTTAAATTTCATATATACAAAATTTTGAAGTTAATACTATATATTATACATCTCGTTTACTTTTCTTACGGTTGCCTGTGCCAATACCCACTTTACAGCGTCTTCCAATGTGCCGAACTGGTCGATATATCCATTCGCTACGGCTACATCACCGGTAAAAATCTGTCCTCTGAAAAGAGGAAGCTGCGGATCGTAAGAAATCCCCAGGTTCTTACTGATCGCATCACAGAATATACGGTGCATCACGGTAAGCCGTTCTTTTATAGGCTCCTCGTTATTTTCCTTTTCAATAACCCGCGTTTCATAATTTTTCAGGTCCGCACTGTCCGGATAAATTTCCCGGTAATCAATACCCTGTTTCTTGAAATATTCCTTAAAGGATTGATAAGTAAGCATAATCCCCACAGAACCCACCTCGCACATAGGGGAAGCAATAAAAGTCCTTCCGGCGGAAGTGCCTAACCAGAAATGAGCACTTCCCATGGTACCGGCTACATAAGTGGCTATGGGTTTGGGGGCTTCGGCAATCATTTTTGCTGCCAGGTCTACATGTGCGACCATGCCTCCCGGTCCGTTGATCCAAAGAACCGCACCGCAAATCTTCGGGTTACTGAAAACAAGCCGGAGCCTTTCTTCCAAACGATAAGTTTCCCAAGAATATAAAGTGCCTTCCAATGTTATGACGGCCACGCTGTCTACGGGTAAATTATCGTCATCCAGTTCCCATTTGCTGGCAAGATAAGGGGTAGTAGCGTAAGCGGTTATTTTATTTTTGTCGAGCCGTTTCTCTATTGCGTCCAGGTTACCGGCGGCAACACACGGTACAAGCAAAGAAAGCAACCGGTAATAATCGTTATCGGCAATTGCCCAATGTGCTGTAAAAATCTCCTGTATTCTATCCACGTTCTCTTTTTTACGACAAAGAAAACGCCTATATTATAGGTAAAGAAGGACGGGAAAAGTTATCGGAAGGCGTCCGGATCAATGGAAAATCCGGTCAGGGTACAGGAATAAAGACCGCCTTTGATCTCGTAAGACAAAGAAAGAGGATAATCCGGAGAACCTGAAACACGCTCGTTTCCGTTCTCATCGACATAAAAAGCAACATAGCGGCCTTTTTTCAAATTTTCCAGATAATCCGTCTTATTAACGGAAACATCGGATAGCTTAAAACTATGTTTTTTATTATAAAGCCCGTCGCTTAAACCATCACCCGGAACAAAACTCCCCGGAACGATCTTTATTTCTTCCGCTTCCCCGATACTTTTTATAAAAGCGCGGGAATGTACCACCCCAAATGATAAAACATTAGATACGGACACAAGAAAGAGGCTATGAGCCGCAGAAACTATATTTTTCTTCATATTACAATTGTAATTAATTGATAATCAATAACTCAGCACTTTTCAGCCAAAAACCGGACAAAAAAGGACAAACAGATACAGTTGGTAGGTAAAAAAACACCGTGTTTTTTACATTTTTTTTCGATTATAAGCCCTTTTGGTTTTACGCCTGAAACTATCCCGCCATCTTTGGTAGTTTTTCAATAGTCCGTCTTCCTGGATGGAAGCTATAGAATATCTTTTCATAAAGGTAAAAACCGTTTCTTTAAACTCAACGCCATGCAAATGTTTGTTTTCGTCCATAACCTCATGCAATTCGGCCCACATCAATGCCCGGAACCTCTTTTCAAGAAAACGGGTTCCACGAATAGAAATGTAATTGAATTGCTCCGGTGATTTGCCACCGGCAAAATTAGCCTCTCTACGATCAGGCAACATAAATTCAAGATTGCCACGATCGGACGGGCAATTAACAGGCCGTTTTTCCATCAAATCGTAAATTGTCACATAGATATCAGAATGAGAAGGAAAACGTACGGTACCGACTGTTTCATCGTAGTATTTACCCCTGATATATTCGGCCAAATAGGGTTCAATCTGTATTCGGGTGGTAATCATAACAATAAAATTCAAGTTCAACCGCAAAGATACTTCCTTATACGCTGTTATTCTGCTTTTTATACCAAAATGTAGGCAGATAACCGATATTTTAATAAATGTATCGTGAAAAAATAATTATAGCACGTTCTATCCCCGGATTTACCGCACTTTGTTTCCGCTTCCCTGTGATATAATATAATTCAACACTAAATATTTGTAATTTCGTAACCGGGCAACCGGTAAAGATAAAATACTGTATCTTAGCAACTTAGTAACGTTACTAATTTCTGTTACAAAAAAATAGAAGAAAAATACTTTGTAACCGGGTCCTCCGGTAATAGATGAAAAGATAGATGTTACAAACAAAAAAAGTTAGTAACCGATTTGTAACCGCAACTTTGTAACCTTCTGTTTCCCTTTATCTATTTGATTTTCAGATTATTTTCTTTCAATCAAACAAAGGTTACAGAGTTACTAAAATTTTGTATGAAATAGAGGTGGGGTGTGGGGAGGGATAAGTAGGGACGCACGCTTGTTTCCAGACAAAAAGAGGGATCGACACTTTCGTATCTGATCCCTCTTTTTGTATTTTACCGGTGTCGGATTCTCTTATACCCGGTGTTGGCAACGGTTCAATATCCACTTTCTAACGTCCGGAGCTACATTACGGTGTATGACAGCCGTATAGTCTTCATTAAATTCATACTCTATCCAGTTATTTCCTTCCAGGATAAAGACACAGGCCGTTTTTATGATCCATTCCAACCGCTCACCCGAATAACGCTCCAATATCAAGACAGTGCCCGGCTTCATCCGCCAAAGGTAGTGGTAAACCTGCTCGGCAAAGTTCCGGAACTTCTCGCCGCTGTTCCAAAGTGCCGTAAACTCGGTCATGCTGTTTAATTTCAAATGAGCGTTATTCATCGCTGGTTCGTTCATCGGGTACAAATACAAATGTCGGATCAACCGGTGCCGGATCTCCGCCGGTGGATGTTTCCATCTGGCCGCATGAACGTAGATAAATCATATCAGCGGCTTTGCCTTCGTTGTCTTTACGGACAATACGTCCCTGAGAATTGCAAAGGTCCTTCGGATTAAGTTCCTCGATATAGGGACAAAGAGCCACAAATCCTTTCAGAGCTTTTGTAAAACGTTGCATTGTAATTTTACTAACACCGGAAAAGCTCTTGTAATCAGCGAAAGCCTTTTCACGTACAATAAAAGAATCCAGGTGTTCGCTATCCGGAGAAAAGTAAGAATTAGCCCAATCCTCGAAGTTATTGCCCATATCGGCCTTATATTTACGCCTGATTATATTTTCCATTGGTGGAAGTAGTTTAATGGATTCCTCACAAAGAGAAAGATAAAAACGGCAACACTGCAAGAAGAAATTAATATCCGCGTTCCACTCACTTTCGGAATACGTCTTAGAAAACAGGTCTTTGCCGAAATCGTCCCGGATAGAACGTGTTTCCCGGTAGTCGTTATCTTCCGTGCGTTGGTGGTAGTAATCAGAGAAGACCAGATAAAGCAAACGGGCTTCCGTTGACGGATCGAAATCTATGGGAACGTAGTTTGTTGTAAACCCCAATTTTGCGGATTCTTCAAAGGGTATTGTAAACGATTGGTTGTTCTGGTTTACGGTCATGTCAGACGTGATAATATCGTAAAAAAGGCCTGTATTAAGATACCGGTCACAATCATCCACCAGGATAAAGTCGGTATGTTGGTTCACCTGATCGAACACGTGCGGATTATCCATCAGCTTAGGATTACGTCCGGAAAGTTTAACGGTCTTCATAAAGTAGGAAAGAGCCTTAAACATGAAGGACTTTCCCGATCGTCCGTTACACTCCCCATCTTCGCCTATCTTGTTGTCCATGGCTTGCGGTGCCCATGCGCGCGAAGGGGATTTATAACGGTGCAGCATGTAGCCGATAGTAAAAATCTTGTTGATAAGGTTCTTTTTCTGCTCGGCGACTTCCTCCGCAGTAAGTCCTTCCCCCTCAATATCGAATTTATGCTTTTCCCGGTAGGCTTCGGATTCCCCTACCCCTTTATCCTCAAAATTATACTCCAGTTCTTTGCGCCAATAAATACGGCTGGAATTGATTACATAGCCGAAGAAGTTAGACGGAACGGAGTTTATCGTAATGTCGAAGACGTCGTTACCTTCAATATCCTTTTTCCTGGAAATGGTGAACATATTTTCCATTAGACGCACCTTGTGTTTTAAAACGTTTTCTTCCCAGACGTAGTGGGATAATGTACTGCCGTTGGCCGGATGTTCCTTTATGCCGTGCCCGCTTACTTCCATGCTGCATCCTGGAAAGAAAAACATTTGTGTATTATGCGTATAATTGGTAAAATCCAATTCTATTTCTTGCAAATTGTCCAGTGCGGTGTCTGATAGTTTGGGACTGTTTAGAATAAGATTTCTTATATCACGATGTAAAAAGCTCTCTTGTGCCCAACCGCGAATAAACTTCCGGATATCCTTTGCTTTGATTAGCTTTACGATATTACCAGTTATACGGATGTATTTTGTTGAACTGGAGTTTTCATCATGCAGGGAGTAGAAACCGTTAAGGCGTAGAAAGTAGTGAAGGCAGTCCGCGTCTATATTGTGGTCCCATTGCCTGGATTTTTCGTTAAGTCTGGAATACCAAAATTTGGCGGGCATTGCAAGCGTCATAAGGTTACGGAAATCCTCGCTTTTGCTTCTCAATTCCATGAAATCCCGGAAGTCCTTACGGGGTTTGCCGCGCTGATCCCGATAAGTAGTAAGCCAGGCCGGTAGCCAAATCGTGTGGATATCAATAAAGCGCAGTGCAAGTTCCGTCCCTTTCACCCTGCCCGTCGTGTCGATATCAGGTATGTTATACAGGACTTCAACGTATTTCATAATCTCTTTATAGTCCTGTTCAGAAAGTTTATACGTTTCAGAATTAAACCAGATCGGGGGGAATCCCAGCGACTTAACACACAAGGCGTCGCGTTCTCCGGAACAAATGAAGGCTTCCTGCAGCTTCTGTTCCTTATATGGTTTTTCAGCATTGGCCGGATTCTTTTTAAACGCGGCTTCTTCCCTAGAATTAAATTCCCGGTATAAGGCTTTCAGTTCGGAAAGACCGTTTATGTAGTCTTTGGGCTTGACACCTTCCGGAGTATAGGAAAAACGCCACTGTTTGTCCGGGTTCAAAGGCTCGTATATTTTATAGAATTTTACTTCGGGGGCGTCACCCTCGGCCGGTTTTACCAGACATTCACGCATAAAGATCGGGTATGTCGTAGTAGCGTATTTATATGTTACCTCGCGGTTCTTTACATACCCTATATATTTGGCCGAATACCAGTGCAGGGCCTCGGCGTTCTCCTGGGTGACACGGGGGCCGAGTATGCGTAATTGTTCCGGAGTAAGGTGATCGGCAAGCTCAAATATTTTAGTACCGTCTTTCTGATCCTGGTTGGCCGGAACCTTACGGATATCCGGTTTATTTACGCTACGGTTCAGCTCGTCGGTTACGTTATACATGGATGCAAGTTTTAAAATTGCTTCGTTAAACCGAAGACCTTCTTCATACATACAAATGTCTATGGGGCTTTGAGCCGTTCCGGTATCACCAAAATCCGTTACTTTATAAACTTGCTGGGAACCTTCCTTCCCGAATAATTTGATACAGGCCGACGCATCATCCTCTGACGGCCGGCGTTTAAAATGGCGGTTAGTTCCTACACAATCCCGGGCTTGCGGATAATAATGTAAGATGATATCCAAGCCGTTGTTGGTTACTTTGTAAATGTCTTCTGCCTTGATCATCGTTATAAAGTTACATAGTTACTTATTATTCGTTGTTTTCCGTTTGCTTCGCTTTCACTTCTCCCCAGGGTTGGTACAGGAAGACGAATAACAGAAGCCAAAGAAAGGCGGTTTTACCCGTAAAGTAAATGACAAAGGCAATCAGCCCCATAAAAGCAACCACAATGATAGCGTGGGCAATGTATTTTAAATCTTTATTCTTCATTGTTCAAATAGATTATATTGGATTGAAAAACCAAATTTGCTTAATCTCTTTTCCTGGAGGATAGAACGTTTATCATGCGAAGGCATAATAACCACCAAGTTTTTATTATCAAACTGGTACCCCTTCTTACGCATCTGATAACGTAAATTTCGCAGGCGTCTATCTTCTTTCATATTATTCCTACCACACACACGTTACACTCTCGTAAAGGATAGCGTTTAGATCCTCTATGATAGTTTCCTGTTGCTGCTTATTCAAATGAACCAAGAAATAACCTTTTCCGTTAGAAAGATTCTTTATTTCCATCAAGTTATATTTTTGCTCTATCGCATCTACAAACGTAGGGGATTCCGTAGGCCGGAAACTACTGAATATTTTATAAGTCCCATTACTTCCCTCTATTTGAAGTATGGTTAATTCGTCCGGGGTGGTGATTGTTGCTTTCATTATTGTATACTTTTATTTAATCCGTTTTGAGGGTTACTTAACATTTTGAATACTCACACTATATATAGTTGCTTTACTTAGTGATTTGCCAGATTCCTTTTTATAAGGACGAGTAAAATTACGTATACGATCGAGGACTTCGTCTATTTCTGAGCAAACAAAGTCTTTTTTCTTCTGCCATTCTTCACAAGCTGGATGGGTTGTGTTCACCTCTATTTTTATTGTTATAATCTTCTTCATTTCTGTTCTGTTTTACGTTAAACTATATCCTCAATAACCGTCAAATCAACATACCAATCTCCTATGATGGGGATTGTATAATGTATCTGATTCTTATATCTCCTTTCCGGACGTGTCAAGTCAATGCTATCCATATGTCCTGTTTCGTAAAAAGTAAAGTGTGACAACTCTTCAAGAAATTGCTCCATTAGATAGGTAGGAGATTCGTAATTCTCATTCCATCTAATTGCAATCAAATCGAGGTCAGATGCACAAGTTCCATGAACGGCAAGTGTATAACCACATTTGAATGCAATCTTTCTCAAGCCTTCCAATACACAAGCGTAAAACATGGGCTTGGGATTGGTCTTTATGTCTTTTAGTAATTTACTCATATCTATTCTTGTTATGAATTAGTGTAAACACCTTCATCGCAATTCTCAATGCGTGA